TCAACCAGCGCGCCGCCGGTAGCGGTTGAGCACGGCGAGCTCGGCGAGGGTCCAGCCGACGAACGGCGTGTAGGCGCGGCTCACTGACCCGATCGCGAGGCTCTTGTCGGCGGCCGGGTTGAGGAACAGCCGGCACGCGCCGGTCAGGATCACCGCGGCGAGGTCCCCGTCCGGGCGCTGCTGCTCGTTGAACCCCCGGCCGCGGGTGTAGCCGCGGACCAGGTTCTCCACGACTACCAGCACACGCTCAGCGCGTGCCTGCTGGGCGCTGTCACCCGCGGGCCGGTCGAGCAGGTTGAGCAGGTCGGCGCCGGTCGGCGAGAGGACCAGCACGACGGCTCAGCCGCCGTTGACGCCGGTCGCGATGACGACCGACTCGGGGTAGAGCGGGCCGGCGTCGTACCGGGCCTGCACGCGGATGCCGATCTGGCCGGACGCGGCGTAGGTCTGGTCGAGGACCTTCACCTCCGGGGCGATGTCCCGGGCGACGGCGTACAGGCTCGGCGCCCACAGCACGACCTTGGTCGGGAACGCCCCGCTGCCGGTGGTCGGGATGCGGGGGGTGACCGTCACGGGGTAGCCGAGCAACCGGAACTGCCCCTGCTCCATGACGTCGGGCTGCATGAGGTACTTCCCGTCGGTGCTCTTGGTCTTGCGGAGCGCCTGGAACACGAAGGGGGTGAGCATCCAGCGGGCCGCGGTCGCGTCGACGTTCGCGGTGAGCAGCTTGCCGATCATGTCGTAGAGGACGTCGAAGGTGATCGCGCCGCCGACGGCGATGGTCTGCACCCCGGGCTGGTTCAGCAGGCCGAGGGGCTGCGTGCCGTCGGTGACCGTCGAGGCGATGAACGCCGTGTCCAGGGTCGCGGCGACGTCGGCGACCAGGCGGGCGCGGAGCACGGCGTCCAGGGCGACGGTCGACTGTCGGAGCAGCTCGTCGGACACCTTGGTGATGACCTTGACGCTCTTCATGTTGGTGGGGAGCAGGTTGAGCTCCCCGAACGTGACGTCGTCGTCCGGGATGGGGCCGGCCTCGGCGACCCACGCGCCGCCGGTGGAGCCGGTCAGCTTCGGGATCTTGAGGTTGTTGCCGCCCGCGGTGTCGAAGATCCGGGGGCCGGCGGCGAGAAAGATGCTCGCGGCCTGCAGCGGCTGCAGCAGCAGCGTCGCGACCTGCTCGCGGGTGAGAACCCCGCCGGCGGCGGCAGTCTGGGTGCTCTCGGGCATGACGTGGCTCCTGACGTGAGGGCGACCGCGTCAACCGACACGGTCGGGAGGTCACGTCGAGCGCCGGGCTCGCAACGTCGGGCGGGCACCTGGCCCAGCGCCAAGATAACACGCTGTGACCGGCCACGGCCCGCCCCGACAGAGGATGTCGCCTCCGTCGGGGCGAGCCGATCGGCGCTGGCAGGGTCAGTGCGGGACTGGCGCCCGCTCTCCTGCCATCCATCCCCGGTCAGCCGCAGGCGGCCGGGGTGAGGTTGACGCCGGTCTTATGCGCCGCGGAGCAGCCCCAGCAGGCTCAGCGGCGGGTCTTCGGGGGTTGCGCCCTGTCCGACGTCGCCCGCGGGTCGGCGGTCGGCGAGGTGCGGCTTGCGGGCGACGAGGTCGGCGATGGCGGCCTCCAGGGCTGCCGGGTCGTCGAGGTGCGCCTGCTCATACGGCAGGTCAGTGGGGTCCGCCAGCCGGCCCGTCGCGGCGACGAGCGCGACGTGCAGGCGCCGCCCGAGCGCGTCGGCGAGCCTGGCCCGGTCGCGGTAGCCGGCGCTCTCGCGGCGCAGGTCCTCGACGTAGGCGCGCGGGAACGTCTCCGGGTCACCGCCCTCGGCCGGCGTGGTGGTCGCCGGGGACACCGCCGGCGGCGGCGCTGAGGCGGGGCTGGCGGGCCCCGCGGGTGCGGTTGAGGGGTCTGCGGCGACGGGTGCGGCGGTGTCGGGCACGGCGGGGCTCCTGAGGTCTGTCACGGGGCGAGCAGGGTCGGTAGGGCAGGGACAGCAGGGGCAGCAGGGGCGGCGTCGAGGGCGTCGGCACGGCGGGCCGCCCGGACGCGCTCGATCTGACTGGGCGTCATGCCGAGGGTGTCGGCGAGCACGACGGCCAGCGGCACGCCGATGCCGGCGAGCTTCGCGGCGGCGTCCGCGGCCTGCGCCGGGGTGCGCGTCTCCGGGCTCGCCCACACCGTCTCGACGTCGAGCGCGGCCGGGTCCTGCCCGTCCCGGACGGCGAGGATCAGCGCGGCGACGTCGGACCACGCCTGCCCGAACGTCCGCTGGCGAGACACCGCCCGGGCGACCAGGCTCGCCTCCGCGGAGCGGATGGCGTCGGCGCTGGCAGGCTGGTCGCCGTGCAACCCGAGGTAGTGCGGCGGGAGGCCGGTGAGCGCGCCGATCTGGTGGGTGATCGTCGCGGCGAGGTCGCTGTACCCGTCGAGGCGGGCGGCGTCGAACTGCCCGAACCGGGTGGCCGGGTCCTCGGACTGCCACATGCGGTCGGCCTCGTTCGGGAACGGGTTGACGGCGTTGCCCTGGTCGTCCTCGACCAGCTCCAGACCGACGGCCCAGCGGCGCGGCCGGGCGAAGAACTCGCTGGTGACCATGGCGTCGCTCATCACCTTGTTGAGTGCGTCGGTGAGCCCGAGGACGTCGGCCATCTCGGACACGCCGTCGACGTCGAGCAGCCGCCCGCGGTTGACCAGCGGCACGACCGGGACGACTCCGAGCGGGTTCGGCACGCTGCCGGCGCTCGACCAGCCGCCAGCGGGCGACAGCAGCTCCGGGACGGTGCCCTCAGCTGGAGCGGGCGAGACGGTGCCGACCGGCAGGTAGCTGCTCGAGGTGTACCGGGTGATGCGGTCGCGCTCGTAGACGACGGCCTGGCCTCGACCGCCGGCCGACCAGCGCTTGACCGCGCAGGTCACCTCTCGACTGCCCGGGTCGTACTCCACGGCAACCTGGCGCGCAGACTCCACGGTCACCCGCGGCGTCTGCGGGGTCCGGCCGGCCCAGACGATGACGAAGGCCCTGCCGTAGACGAGCGCGTCGACGTGAGCCTGTGCGCTGGCGTCCTCCAGGCCGTTGGCGCGCCAGATCCGCCACAGGTCGGCATCGGGGTCGGTGTCCGGGCCGGCGGTGCGGAACCCGGTGACGCCCAGGCGCTCGGCGAGGGCCTGCACCTGCAGCCGCGGGAGGTTCACCGACAGCACCCGCAGTCGGTCGCCGAGCGCGACCCGCGCCTCGGGGGCGAGGAAGCTCGCGGGCTGCGTGCCGGCGTAGTAGCCGTCCAGGCGGGTCAGTGCGGGTGTGCGCTCGTCGAGCCGGGCACTGAGCCGGGCCAGGACGTCCAGGGTGCTCATCGGAAGCTCGCGACTCTGCGCCGGGGAACGGCGCGGTTGGCGTGCCAGGCGGCACGGTCGTACGCGACGATCGCCGCGACTGCGGCGTCGATCTTGCGGGGGCTGTTGCGCTTGTCCTTGCTCACGAGATCGCCGAGCGTGGTGCTCTTCGCGACGCAGTGCGCGACGTGCGCGGCGAGCCGGCTGTCTCCGTCGTGGGTGAGCGCGCCGGTCACCACGCCCTGGTAGAGCCGGTCGGTCGCCGGGGCCATCCGGGCGGCGTTCGCGGTGTTCCACTCCAGCGCCCGCAGCTCGCCGTGCCGGGCGGCCCACACCTCGAGCTCGGACCGCCAGCCCCACGGGTCGGCGGCCAGCTCCAGGACGTCGTAGCGCGCGAACGCGACATCGACCGCGGCGTCGACGTCGCCGCGGGGCACCCGCCAGCGCGGGTCGCCGGGGTTCTCCCACAGCCCCTCGAGCCACACGTGCCCGTCCAGGGTGCAGCCGACCAGGGCAGTGCTGTCCCCGGACGCGGAGCCGTCGAAGGCCAGCACAACCCGCTCCCGGTCGGCGACGACCCGGGCGGGGTCTGCGCGGGTCGCCCAGGCGCCCCACGGCAGCCACGAGACCGCGCCCGACGTCCACTGGCCCAGGCGCAGCTGGCGGAACACCGGTTCCCGGGTGGTGCGCACGACCGCGGCAAGGGCGTCCTCGGCCAGAAACGGCCGGCTGTCGGCCAGCGCCGGGTTCGCGACCTTCCACGCGGACCTGTCGTCGACCGCGCAGCCGGCCGGGGCGGCAAACTCCTTGAGGTAGAACGCCGGGTCGTCGCCGGTCCGGCCGTGCTGCACCAGCTCCCACATCAGCGAGTCGGGCGACGAGCTCGGGGTCGAGATCGCCAGGGTGAGGGACTCAGCGCGCTTGCCGGCGGCGGTGCTGGCGGCCTCGAACACCTCGCGCGTGACGACGTGCAGCTCGTCGAGGATCAGCAGCGACGGGTCATGGCCGTGCAGCCCGCCCGGTTCGGCAGGCAGCGGCAGCAGCAGCGCGTCGTTCTCCGGGACCACCAGGCGGTCCCGGAACACGTGGACTCGCTCGGCCAGGACCGGGTTCAGCTCCACCATCCGGCGGGCCAGCTTGAGCGTCAGGTCGGCCTGGCGCTGGTCGGACGCGACGATGAGGACCTCAGCGGACGGCGGGCCGACGAACAGCTCTGCCAGGCCGAGCATCGCGGCCAGCGCCGTCTTGCCGTTCGCCCGCGGGATCGACACCAGGGCCGTGCGGATGCCCGGCGCGAACGCACCTCGGATGATCTCGCGCTGGAACTCGCGCAGCCGCACCTGCTTGCCCGCGCCGTGGCCGCGCGGGACAAGGCACTGCTCGCGGATGAACCGGAGCCGTCGACTGGCCCGGCCGCGCGGCCAGCCGGTGAAGTCCAGCGGCTCAGCGGTCACCAGACCCTTCGGACCGGCCCTCACGCGGCGTCCCCACCAGGCGGGCCCGGAGTGAGACGCGAAGTCAGCCACTGTGTGGGTCCGGCGTCTTGCCGTCGGGGGTTGTCCCCCCTGGTCGATCCGGCGCCGCTGTTGCACGGCCGGCACAGGACCTGGACGTCGACGAGGGTGCGTGCGGGCCAGCGCAGGTGGTCGGCGGTGAGGTCCTCGGTACTGGAGCACCAGGTGCAGAACGGCTGTGCGGTCCGGGCCCGGGTGGACAGCCGGTCCCATGCGGCGCTGTACCCGCGTGCACGGGCGGTCGGCAGGGCGGCGAGGGCCAGAGGGCGGCAGGTGGCGCAGCGGGCGTCCTGGGTGGGCTCCCCACAGTCCAGGCACGGTCGCAGGGTCATGGCTGGCACCAGGTGGGCCGCCAGGGCAGCGGGTGGTCGATGGTGAGCACGTCGAGGGGCTGGCCGTGCTCGTCCTCGAACAGCACGGTGCGTCGGAGCAGGTGCGCGCCGTCGACGGTGAGGGACTGGTCGTAGGTGACGACGCGGCGACGGACCGGCTCGGGGTTGTCGGTCATCGGCTTGCGCCTCTCATGTTGGCCGGAGCGGAGATGAGCTGCGCGGCTACGAGGTGACTGCACAGGCCGCGGGCCTCGCAGGTGCAGGACCAGCCGCCCCGGCCGAACGTCACCGAGTGGTACTCACCGGCGCCGCGGACGACGGCGGCGAAGATGCCGGCCGCTGCCTGCTCGACGACCACCCGGCCCTCGACGAGGTAGCGCCGGCCCTTGTCCTCGACGTTCTCGCGGCGGCTCACGACGCGTACCTGCAGCCGGTCATGTGTCCGTGCTGGAAGCCACAGCCGTGGCAGTCCGACGTCGTGCTGGGGTCGGGCAGAGCGCGAAGACCAGGAACAGCCACGTCAGGCCAGCCCCATAGGTCGCCTGCTTCCTGCTTCTGAGAGTTCCCTTCCCTTACTTGCGTCCCGTCCCGTCCCGGCCCGTCCCCCTGGGTTAGCTGCTGGGTTAGCGACCTGGGTTCCGTGAGCGTGGGGTCAGGCTCAGATGCCACCTCGAGAACTGCACGCGCCCGGCCGTCGGGCGAACCCGCTTCGGAACCCACCTGGGTTCCTGCCTGGGTTCCTGCTGTGAAGCGTTCACGTCCCGCCTTCGGCGGTCGCCCACCCTTCTTGCCGTTCTCCACCGCGCGCGCCTGGCGGCCGATGACCTTCTCGCGCGACTCCTGGTACTGCGCGTGGTGACGGATGACGTAGCCGCAGCCGTTCGGGCAGTAGGCCCACAGCCCCGCCTCGAGTAGCTCCTTCACGGCCGGCTCGTTCTTCGCGAACCGGCGGACGTCCTCCAGCTCGATGTGGCAGTCGACCAGCTTGCGGTTGCTCCACACCAGACCCTCGACGTGCATGCGGAAGGCCGCGTCGGACAGCGTCCAGCAGTCGTCGGCGAAGTCGTCGGAGAGCTTGGTCCACGTCATGCCGGCCGCCAGACCGCCACCACAGCGCTGCGTGTACGAGGGTCGGTCGACCGCTCGTAGCCGACCCGCACAAGCTTGCCGGCCTTCGCTGCCGACTGGAAGCGGGCGCCGATCAAGGCGCGGTTGACCTCCTCGGGCAGCCGTGGCCGGACGTCGTTCGCGGTGAACGTCGAGCCGGTCCTCATCGCGATGTCGATGACCTCGGACAGCGCGATGTCAATGACCTCGCGCTCCCACTTGCCCGCGCGGCGCTCGACCTGCGCCATGCCCTGATCCCGCAGCTCGGCCGCGGTCGGCACCGTCCAGTCCACCCGGGCACCGTGGTCAGGATGCGCGGACACCACCGCGTCGAACAGCGCCGGCTCAGCCTCCGGCGTGGGACACGCCGCCTGCTGCGTCGAGGTAGCTGCACGTCGGGAGGCTCGGGGGGTGGTAGCCCCGGGCCTTTCGCTTGCCCTCATGCCGCAGTACCGCGCAGGAGCACGGCCAGGCGGTCGCGCTGCTCAGCGGTGAGCGGCGGCGCTGCGTCGACGAGCCGCTCGACGTACTCGTCGACGGTGGGAACGGTGGAGCCTTCGGTCTGCGCCATGGCGGAACCTCGGGGAGATCAGGTTCCGGCCGCCCAGGACCGGGAGTGTGCGCGGGGACCGCGCCAGGCTGCTACCGAGTGTAGCGCTCGCGGTGCGCCTCGACGTCGATGTCCAGCTTCCGGCGTGTCGAGGTGGCCTCGCGCTCGAGCAGGTGGTCAGCGACGGGCAGCGAGCCGTGCCGGGGGCAGGCCAGCTCGAACCCGCCGTCCGGCCGTGACGGCATCTGCAGGCAGGCGTCGTGCTCGAGGGCCTCGTCGTCGGCGAGGCCGGCCGTCAGCGCGGCGGCGCCCGGCAGGCCCTGCTCGCGCTGCTCCATCGCGAGCAGCAGCGCGGCCTCGCGCCGTACCGCGGAGGTGCGGACCCACCAGCGCAGGTAGTGGCCGGCGCGGATGCTCCACACCGCGGCGAGCAGGCTCCGGCACGGCTTCCCCCGGTACGGCGAGCTGCACCAGACCTCGAGGGCGAGCTCGCCCTCCCCGCGGTCGACCGCCTCGCGCATCTCGACGGCGTAGGCGGCCCGGGTGGGATCGTTCGGGCGGGCGTGCTGGAGGACGTGCTGCTCGAGGCGGTGCTGCTGGTCGGGCTCGGCCGCCGTCCAGTCCGGCTCGACGAGCGGCGCCGGCGGCGGCTTCGGGGTGCGCTTGTGCCGACCGCTCATGCCGCAGCCTTCCACGTGATCTGAACGCTCGTGGGGTCGAACCCCCGGCCGCGCCGAGTCGGCTGCACCACGACCTCGAGTAGCAGCGCGACCACCTGCCGACGCACCGACACGTCCAGCGCCTCCCAGGCGGCCTCGACGGACTCTGCGCCCACCAGGGTGTCCAGCACGGCCAGGCGGGGAGCCGGGGCGGGTACGCGCGCCTCGGCGGCGGCCAGATGCCCACGCAGGCGCTTGGTCTGCGTCAGGTACTGCTCGCGGGTCATCAGGTCGTCCGCGTAGTCGGCCGCAGCCGTGTCCAGCCTGCCACGCAGCCGCTCCACCTCCGCGCGGGCACTGCCGGCGCCGTCGGGCTCGCCGACCGGGCGCAGCAGGTCCACGGCATCCTCGCGGGCCAACCGCGCGCAGACCAGACGTCGTACCAGATCGTCGACCTGCTCCTGGTTGCGGCTCACGCAGCCCGCGGGGAAGCACCTGTAGATCGTGGCGGCCACGCCCTTGTACGGCTTGCCCTTGGCCGCCCGGAGAGGCCCTCCGCAGATGCCGCAGCCGGCGATGCCGGACAGCAGGTGCGTTCGGCCGGTGGCGCCCGGGTTGGTGCGCCGCGCCGGGTCGCTGAGCAACACCCGCACCTGCTCCCAGGTGTCGCGGTCGAGGATCGGCTCCCACTGGCCCGGCACCCCGTCGAGCACCTCCCCGTGATGGGTGCGCAACCCGGCGTTGCGTGCCCGCAGCAGGGTCGAGCGCAGCGACACGTCCTGCCAGAGCCCGCCGCGGGTGTTGCGGGCGCTGGCCTCGTTCAGGGCCCGCACGATCGCCTTCATGCTGTTGCCGCCGAGCAGCAGGGACACCGCCGTGCGCACGTGGGCGGCCTCGTCCTCGGCGAGCGCACGGCGGTCGTCCTGCCAGCCGTAGGGGCGGCTCCCGCCGTGGTGCTTGCCCGCCTCGGCGTTCTGGCGCAACTTCGCGCGCACCCGCTCACTCTTCTGCGCCGACTCCAACTGCGCCACGGCGCCGTGCACGGTCGCGGTGAACCGACCCGAGGCGCTGCCCACGTCCAGCGCACCGCCCAGCACCGCGACGATCTCGCAGCGCGCGGACCGCGCCACCTCAAAGAACTCGAGCAACTCCGGCACGTCGCGGTGCAGGCGGTCCATGCGCCACGCGACGACTCGGCCGACCCGGCCCGCCTGCACGTCGTCGAGCAGCCGACGGTACGCCGGGCGCACCTTGCCGCTGTAGGCGCTCACGTCGTTGTCCTCGTAGACCTCGACCTGCTGCCAGCCGCGCTGCTTCGCGAGCTCGCGACAGGCCTGCTCTTGGCGAGCGACGCCCAGGCCTTCGCCCTCGGTGTCGCGGCTGATCCGCACGTACAGCGCCGTCGTCTTTTCCAT